CGGATATTTCGCGGTGTAGCGCGTCGTAGGGTTGCCCCGCTCCCGCATCCTGACTGGCTGCGCCGTTTCCGCGCGGGACGGTAGATTCTACAACCTGCTCCTCTGCCGCTGGCTCTTCTGCCGCCGCCTCCTGTGGAACCCATCTTAGCTGGCCATTCTCTTTCCATTCCGGCTTGTACTCAGGTTGCGCTACTTGCGCCGCCATGCGAACAGTGTGCAGCGATTTACGTTGAACGGGCGCGCTGTCCCGTGATGGCCCTTCGCCTTCCGGAACTACATTCGAACCGCCAACTGGAACTGTAATCTGCATAAGTCTAATCCCTGCTGTGAAAATCCATTTTGTCGGTGGGACGAGTAAAAGTCAACAACTTTGTGTCATTCTGACTCACTTCGTCCTAAGTATTCTCTTTAATAAACTTCTCGCCGTCTGCGCCGCCAAGCCCCAACCCTGATGGCCCGAAAGTCTTTTCGCTCCACCCGCGCACATCCTTTTGAAGCTTTTCCTTTTTAGCTTTCTGTGCGTTGTCGGCTATCTTGTCCCACGCTTCTCTGTCGCTTCTGTCACCGACGGGAACGTGGTTCTTTTCCTTCATAATGGCCTTAAGCTGGCTGCTGGATGTGACGTAGCCATAGTTCGGGTGTACATAGCCGTCCCAATACGTGTCGGGACGCATGACGGGTAGCGACCAGATAAGGGGTGACGGCGCGCCGCACTCTGGGCATGCGGCGCGTTCGTCGGCTGGTAGACGCGGCAATAGTTCTTCAAAGTGGTTGCCGTCTACCGGACATGCAAACTCGAATAGGGGCATAGCTAGTACCTAAACCCGGCGCCCGCGCCGTATTTGTGAGTGGACGAACCCGCGAAGCCCTGCGTAAATTCGTACTCAAGGAAGAATGGACGCACAAAGAAATGTCCAAGATTCACGTCGGCCCCCAATTGATAGCGGCGCACGAAATGACGCGTGGAAACGTCGGTTGGATTCCTGAACCCAAACAGCGCAGTAGCGAACGGCTCAACCGGGCCAGCCTTGTAGCTGAGCCGTGGGCCGAATGAATAGGTGTCGGTATCGCGCTGTACCACGTCGAACATCGGGGCGGCGGTGGGAAGCGGCCCCATAACCGGGTAAGTCTCTGGGTCAAGCTGCGTCACGTCGAAAGTGCGCTGAAAGTTGAAGACGCCGCCCAGACGGAAGCCGCCCCTGCTGATAATCTTGCCGTCTACGTCAATCCAAAAGCCATTCAGATATTCGGCAACTTCGTTCGGGTCGAATTTAAACTCGCTGCCGACGTAGCCGACTGACAGCTTGATTTTGTCGTTTGATTTGTCCTGCGCGAACGTCGAAGCGGCGAACGCAACGACGAATGTGAGTGTGATGATTACTTTTCTCATGCTTCTCCTGTTAAGTGTTAAGCGGCTACTGCATAAAGCCGCGCATTCCCTGCATCTGGTCTTCCGTGCTTAGTCCTTCACCCGGCGCGCCAACTCCCGGCGTCTGGCCGACAGGCGACGGCGCAAACGCCCCGCCTATCTCCGGCGTCATCCCTGCGCCTTCCGTCGTCGGCATAGGCGTGCGTGACGAGCGGAAGAATCGGCCTATGTCCTTTTCTCCAAACTTATCGAGAACCCAACCGACGAGCGCCTGCATATTGAATGTGTCAGGCGCGCCGGTTTGGGCTAAAACTGGTAGTGACTGCACGGCAAGTTGGAATATCTGAAGCGCCTGCTGCTTCTCCAAGTCGGGGTCTGTCTTCGGCGCCGCGAAGTATTCAACGTCCACATCGGCGTCGTCCTGTATCTGCTCGTTGGTGTACTCCTGCCACTGTGCGCCGTCCGGCCCGACGATTTCTATCGCGTCGGCTACGGTGCGATGCTTCTTCAAGTGGTGTAAGACTTGCCGCGCGATGTCTTCCACGAACTCCTCAAAGTCTTCAACGTGCTGGTCCAGCTTCAAGCCGGTGAGTCTTGCGCGTGTGCCGATTTCCCCTGCTGTAGTCCGAGACGGCAAGCGCCCGCCCTGCAAGAGCGCGTCGGCCCCTGTCATCTCTTCAATGGCGCGCTGAATGTTGGCCTGAATGATTTGGAAGTCCTGCGGCAGATTCGGAAGCTGAATCGCCTGGATGTCCCCGATAATAAGGTCATCACCGGCTAAGTATTTCGCCACCTCTTCGGGATTCGTCCCTTCGCTCGCTTTGAGCCGTGGCCGACTCTTGCGCGCTACGTCCTGCTCAAGCGTGGCCATCCTGTTTAACTGTATCTGCTGGTCTTCAATCCACGCGGGAAGCCCCAGGCCGTAGGGTTGATTCGGGACTTCAATGTAGTTGTCCATCGCATACGGGAACTTATCCAAGTAGTCGTATGGCCATTTCTCGCTGAGCAGCGGACGCGGACAACCGTCGGGGTAAATCATGTGGTTCTTGGTTTTCCAGTCCCATATCTCTATCAGCGCAACTAGATTGTCCTCCGGCAGCGTGATGCCCTGCATCGCTTTCATTGCGCGCGGGTCGAGGCCGAGCATCTGCCATGCGGCCATTGTTGAGACTGAAGCATCGCCGCTCCGTATCAGTCCAAGCGTTTCCTGGTCATAGGACTTGTTCGACAGAACGTCGGTGAACGGGACGAAAAAGACTTCAGCGCACCAGCGCGCCGTATGCAGCGAACAGTCCTTGCCTGACAGGTCGAACAGGAAATTGAGCGGGTTGACGCGCTCAATATAAGCCGCGTCTTTCTTCACGTAATCGGCGTAGTTAATTGTCTCGCCTTTGGCCTTGCTTTCGTCCACCTCGACGGTGTAACCGCTCTTGGCAACGCAGTGGCCGATAACCAGCAGGTCACGCGCGCAGGCTTTCATAGCGCGCGTCATGTTCCGTTCGCGCCATTCGTAATTGAGTAGCGCCTGCTGAATCTTCACGCCAAGATAGTCATCATCGGTTGGACGCTGAGCCTTTAGTAGAAACTTTATCTCGTCGTTTATCAGAAACGGCACGATGCTGTTGATGATGCTCCCGGTTTTGTTCACGGTCGCCGTGTCGCGCGGGTTGTCGCTGTTGGGCTGGCCTCCGCTGCTTCCTCTGTCGTTCCATTGTTCTCCTTCATACCAGAGGTAGTATCTACGCCAATCCTTTTCCCCATTGCGCCGTTCAGCGCGTGCGCGTCGCATCATCGCAATGCGCGCCAACCAAATTTCACCGTCAAGTTTCGGGTCGCCTGTCTCGGTTCTATGATTGACGAGCGCGCGTCGGACGCGGGAATTGCGCGTAACTGCAGGGCCGTCAGGGAAGAGAATTGGAACTGTTACTTTCTTTTTACGTGGCATTTACATTCCTGGGACTCGTAAGCCTCTAGTTCTTGCTAGCCTGTGCGCTTCCCAGGCGAATGAACCGCGCGGTATCGTCTCGCGCGGCGGTGAAAAGCGGTGGAGATGTTTCTTCAGAAAGCGGGCTATCATCGCCGCTGAAACGAAGTCGTCCTTCGTCCCCGGCGCGCCGCCAAACTTCTTGTTCTTCAATTCCTGATAGCTTTTAAGCTGGTCTATCAGGGCCATGCTCCGGAATAGAATCGAGTGATTGAGTATCTCTTCGGCTAAGTCGGATATGAGTTTGCTCTTGCCGTCGGCTGTGACGTTGACGCCGGGAACGCTATCCCGCTTCGTCTTCCCGGTGAACATATCGCGCGGATAGTACAGGCGCGGATAGCGCCATACCTTTTGCAGATAGTCGTTCACTACGGCGCCGCCGCGTTCGTTATGTTCGACGCCAAGCAGCGCATCGTCGTAGAGACGGCCTAGCCAGTTCAGCAGTTCAGCAAAGTCGGACGGTGGGATAACCGCGTTGAAGCTAGCTACTTCTTCAGTTTCATCAGCCGACACAGCAAGAACCACGGCAGCGGAGGGGTCAGCGCCGGACGACATTCCCATTGACGTATCCGCGCCGATGACGAAGGACGTATGCTGTTTATCGAACTCCCCCGGCAGTCGGTAGAAGTAGACTTTGCCGTAGCCGTCGGCCCGGTGGAATTTACGATTAGGATGCGTTTCATCTTCGTTCTGTATCAGCTTGCAGCGGATTGGCGTGTAGCCCTCAGCCTGAACATAGGCGCGCATCTCTTCCAGGCTTTCATGGTTGAACTGGTTTTTAGCGCCTGTGGCAAACGAGTCTGCGGGGGTTAGTGGGTATTCGTGCTTGAACACCTCAAGACGGCCCATGCACTTCGTGTCAATCGTGCGCCTGCGCCAGTGCAGACGGCGGCGCAACTCCTCTTTCATCCACTCTTCGCCACCTTCGGCCACTTCCTGTGGATACCAGATAGGCAGGGTGTCGCGGATGATGCGCTCGGTTTCAACTTCGTTGCCGTAGCGTGAATCAGGGTCGGCGGATAGCTCTTTCAGTTTGTCATACTTGAGCTGCCCGGTTCTGTACTCATCGAATCCGCACCACGGAATGAAGACTTTTCTATATCCGTTATTCTCGTCGGTCCACCATTTCGTCGCTTCGTTCTCGCCTTTGGCCGTACTTTCAAGGATGATGATGGTTCCGGCCTCGTCCGACATCACCTGCAGCAGTCCACCCATCTGGTCAGCTACGTCCACTTTTAATTCCGGCCAGAGAGCAAATTCCGACAGCAATACGGCATGGAAGTTATAGGAGCGTCCCAGCTGCCCGGCCTGCGCCGTCCTGAACACCAGCTTGCTTTCCAGCCCCACACTCGCGCCGCGCCGCCTTTCGTGCGTCGTGCTGCTGAAGTACACAAGGTCCCGTCTGTCGGTGTGCGTCTTCGGCTGCAACATCGGGTGTAGCTGCGTGTACATCGCGCGCAGGCGGTTGTTAAAGTCATAGGTGCTTTGTTCGTCGTGAGCGCAGATAAGGGCTTCGCGGTTGGCGCGCAGGGAAGTCAGCCACAAGAAAAACGCTATCCAGAAAGTGGAGACGCCTTCTTGTCGGGCTTTCAGGATGAACCAGCGGATAGGACGCTTTGCAATTAAGTCCTCAAGTACCCAATCCCACATGCGCCGCTGGATGCGGTTGAGAAACAACCTGACGCGCTTACCGGACTTGGTTTTGATAAAGACATTGATAGCGGCCCAAACGGGGAAGTCCCATTCAGACAGTTCAGTGAAGCGCCGGGCTATGTAAGCGTCGGGATTCTTGTCGAACTCCGCGACTTCCCGTTCGACTCGCGCCGGGTCTGCCGTGGCGAGTTTGAGGGCGTCTACGGCTAGTCCGTCGGCGCTATTCGGTTGTATCGCCGCCGTCTTCGTCAAAGTCTCCCTCTATCACTGCGCTTTCGGTTATCTGGGTTATCCCGCCAAGCGGCCCGGCTGAAACTGACGCCGCCGCCTTCCTCAACTCGTCAAAGCTCAGCACCACTGGACGAGGCGCTTTGAACTCCCCTGCCAGCTTGCCGATGGTGGTAATGGCTGAGAGCGCCGTTTTGTCGTCCGCGCCGTTCGCAATTTCGATAAGCCTATCAAAGCCACGACCGTGGAAGAACGCCTTGGCCCGCGCCTTCGTTCTCTCCTGTATGGCGTTCGCATAGTCGGTGTCGCTGAACAGCGCGGCATCGTCGTTGATGGCAAGGGCTTCGCTCATTTACCCTCCCAGGTCTTCCACAGAGGGTCTAAAAAGCCCCGCTCCGTCTGGTAGGCAAGCGTCTCTTTCGCCCATTCTGGTAGCTCTTTAAAGTCGTCTAGCCAACGTTGAACCGCTTTATTGAAGGCTCGCTTCCGTGAGTCGTATGCTATCACCGCCCTGTCAAACCGGGCCGACGGTGGCATGCTCCGTGGGTACTCCCGGCAATAAACATCTGCCGCCTTCTTGAACTTTGCGCAGATGGCCTCAATGGCCGACGGTAGAACTTCAGGCCCCATCATTCACCCTCCACGTCAATCTCAATCATTACCCGACGACGCGCGCCAATGGCTTTCAGTAGCTTGTTTCCCGGTTTCCGCTTCCCGGCAATGAGTAAGTCGATAAACTGCCCGGATACGTTCAGCCGTCTACCTAGCTCCGCCTTGCTCCCCACGTCGTGCGCAAGCCGCGCAAGGTGTTCTTGGAACCTATCCAACTCAAGTAAGAAAGTGCGGCGAGCGCCACTTGGGGGCAACTGCGGAGTTAAAGCGCTGGTTTCGGGTGTTGTTTCGCTCATGGCACCTTATTGCATAAACTGTACGGTGTGTCAAATAGACTCACAATGTATCGGAATGTCTCAGGTGGGCTTGCGGGAATGAGTACAGGTTGGTAGACTGGCAGGGAACTTAGAACTCTTTGATTTCGGACCTCTGTTAGGCAGTTGTTTAGTACTTCGGGCTAAGGTGTATTCAGCCCGTCAGTCCATTTAGGCCGGACTGACGGGCTTTTATTTTGCCTAAAAGCGAAAAGCCGCCACCGGCGCTTACCGATGACGGCCTTTCACAGCTTTTCTAAACAATTGAACGGGCGCATAGTACTGTCGCGCCTATCGGGTGTCAACTATGCAGCCAGCCCTATTTGCCGGTTGTACTTCTGCACAAGCTCACCGGCCATTTCCGCGATGCTCCCGGCCTTAACCTTCGCGTCTTCAAGCCCGTCTGACACCTGAATCTCTCGCGCCAACATCAAGATTGTTTCCAACAGCAAAGCCGACCCTCTGGGCAACCGCTCTTGCTCTGTCAGCGCGGGCGCTCCCTGGGGCGCAAAGGTCTTCAATGTGTCCGTAGACGCGGTCCGCGATAAGGAATTTTGCTCGCTCATTAGTGGCCTCCTTTAGCCGTTTAAACTGCTCCGCGCTGATTCGCGGAAACTGAAGCTTACGCTGTTTTCCAGCCTCTCGCCAGCGAAAAGGAATGACATAACCCTTGCCGTCTTCCGCTGGGTCCCACCATCCGTTTGCCGCTTCAGGGAGCAAAGATTTTAGCCAGTTAGTTTCTCTGCTCCCTGGGGAGCCAGCACGCTTTGCTCCCGCCTTTTTTGCCTTTGCTTTCGAGGCTTTAGCCTTCTTTGCTCCCCGGGGAGCAAATCGGATAACGTTCGATGGTAATTTCTGCTCCCTGTGGGCTTCTGCTCCCCGGGGAGCGGCGGCAATTGCTCCCTCCTGCTCCCCGGCTACTTCACCATCAGGACGCCCGCCAGCGCCAGACAGATTAGCGCCCAAGTTATCCAGAACACCAGGCCGAGTGGCCGCTTTCTCATGCTGCGCCTCCTGTTCGGGTTGTCCCGCCGCCATCGCTTGTCCCTGTGCGTGCGTGGCGGCTGCTATTTTCCCACTTGGTTTGGCCAATTAACCTCTGTCTGCTGCTGCAGGTGGTCGGCTATGCCGTCAAAGTCCCGGTCAATGTCTTCCTTGTTGAGCATCTTCATTCCGACGAATCCAAGGCACAGAATTGACGCAATCATGATGAGAGCGTACATGCCGCCGTTGAGATACCAGAGCGGGAAGAACGAAGTCGCCTTAATGGCTTCGTCTCGCTTGTTGATGGTGTCCGCAAGAAGTTTTTGCGCGTTTGAGTTTGCTTTGTTGGCTGTCGCCATGCGCTCTTTCTGCGTCCGGCCTACTCCCTGCTCCTTGCTCATTTGAGTAAGCGAATCGCGCAGGCGTTTTTCTTTGTCGTCCTGCACGACTGCCGCTTCGTCCAGTCCACGCAGCGCGCCGGTGTGAAACACAATCACAATGGCCAGTGCGCAGGCGAGAATTAGTGACCACTTGCGGACGTTGATATGGATGCTGAAGCATTTAAGCACTGTCAGCGCCAATACGGCGAACTCGCCAGCGCATGCGCCCGCTTTGGCGGCAATGCGGTATGTCGGCTGAAGACTGTCAATGTGCTGCCAGAACGCGGAGAGCGACCACGCGCAGAGGAAGCCCCAAAGGCCGATGAAGATTACAGCCATCCAGCCGCGCTGTGAAAGCATGGATTCTTTTTTGGCTTGCATTTCGTCCCCTTTTAGTCAAGGGAACCGGGTAGGCGCTGAAGGTTGCTAAACTGAACAGGCTCAGGTTATAAGCAAACCGCTCTGCACGTACCAAGTTCGATTTGGTTTAAGGTAGGCGAGAGCTTTAACCTTTCGCCTACCAGTGCAGAGCGGATAATGCCACGAATCAGGGAAGGGTGCAATTTTAATCCCTTCCCTCCGGTTTTAGGGCGAGTTGACGGGCGCAGTCAGGCTTGTGTGTTGGCGGCATTCTCTTGCTAGGCTTACCGTCGCCGTTGAACGCGCCGCCGCCGTCGCAGACTATGCACGTTACGAAGCGCTGCATGGTTCCTATGCTGTCGCCGTTGTCATCGTCCGTCCACTCTGGATACGCTTCTACCGCCGCGCGTAGCTTTCGATTCTCTTCCAGCAGCGCATTCATATTCGCCTCTAGCGCCTTGGCAACAGCCTTCCAGCCGCCAGCGATTGCCGCTTTAGTTTCGTTCATCTCAACTTCCTCCCCATTGCCGCGCTGTAAAAGTCCAGCTTTTGCTCGGCCATAATCGGCTCAACGTAAGCCGGGTAGCTCATAAATGGCACGTATGGTTCCAGCCCTTCGACTTCAAGCATCTTGCCGCGCATGGCTTTCGGCGTACTCAAGATTTCCTCTGCGAAATGCTCAAAAGTATCGGGGTCAACTTCCAGTTCTTTGCATGTACGCAAGTGGACGCCGTACTTCGCAACGGTAGCGGTGTAACATCTCTGCTCTTTAAGCGCGTTGACTGCCTCTTTCAGTGTCATGGCTATGTCTCCTTGATTGAAATGCCGTAGATAGCCAGCATTAACATTTTGCGTAAGCGATAGTCGCGGGCTTTCTTCGTCGCCGGACTCTTCACGTCCTCCACGACTTCGACGCCGTTTTCGACGTAGGTAAAGTCCGGCGTGTATCTGCCAACCTTCACGCCGTTGACGACTAGCTGATACGGCTTAGGACGCTGAAGGTTGGTTATCCGTCCTGCGCGTTCGAGTATTTGAAGTTCGACATAGCGTTTCGCTTCACGCTTTGAGTCGAACGTGATGCCGTCAACAGTGGTTCGTTTTGCGTGGTATTTATTCATTGGATAAAAAGCGGGGCAGGACTTCCTGCCCCCAACGTTGCCTTACTCTTCACAGTCAGGAACATTTTCCGCTTCCGACTCTTCTGACGGCGAAGCGAGCAATTGTTTAATTCCACCATTCGTCGGAACGATTGATCCGGCTTCAAGTTTTAGCTGAATCTTCCGCTGTAGTTTGGTGAATTGTTTATCGAGACGATTCGCGCCAGTCCTGATATCTTCAGCATAGTTCTGAATAGCGTCGAATATCTCTTCGGCGGTTTCACGTATAGCCTCCGGTAGAACCGGGAAATCCGTGCTCTGCATTAAATATGCCAACTGTCTCTTCTTGGTCCCAACGAGAGATTGAACCTTTCGGGGAACTTCCGATTTACTGATAGCTTGATGCGGGGCACGCACCTCAAAGCCACCGGCCAGCGCATCGATGGAGAAAGGCGTTGATCCTTTCTCCAACAAGCGAGGATGAGTTGCCGCCTTGTTGATCTGATTGCGGATAATGTGCCGCCGCTGCAGGTGCCCAAGCCAGGCGTCCGAATTTTTCGGGGCGTCTTTAGGCGGTACCGTCAGCATACCGTGGTCTTGTAGCCAGATATCCAAAGCCTCGGCACTAAGGACCGTGCCAATCGGATAATCCTTAACAAACTCCACTGCCAACTGAGTGCGTTTTACGCCACGCCTATCATTCGCCTTTCCCCACTCAGGTTTGGCTTCATGAGTCAAGGCCAATGCTCCCGACTCGTATCTTGCGATGTTACTCATAAAATACCTGCTTTCTCGATAAGGGCCACAGCCCGTTTAATATTCTGCATTGCGGTTCGAAATTCCGAGGTAGCTTGCAGAGTGACTCCACTCGGACGGTTCTTGTCGTGATCTGCGAGCGATCTCGCCGCAGCCAAAAACCCTCGTGCATTGCGCGCCATATCATCCTGATAAACACGCGCTTTGGCGGACCAGTCCTTTTTGAGCAGGTCCGCCTTTTCCTCAGCGTTAAACCTCCTTTCGGTATGCTTCACATCCATCACTAGGGACATGAAATTCTCACGGATGAACCGTGCGCTTAGCTCGCCGTCTCCCGCGAGATCGACAAGCGCCTTGGCGAGTGCCGCCTGTTGATTAACAGGCAGATATGGGCGGACGCCTTCGCCTGTGGCTAATTGACGGAAGACATCAATGTGACTGGAGTTCTTGAGGTACTTGGCGACGCCTTCAAAGTCGAAAGTCTTGTCACGCTCTTCGGCTTTTGTCGCAGCCTTCTCGGCGGTGTCACGGGTTTTCTTGAGGGCATCGAACTGTTTCATTTGCTCGTCGGCCTCCGCCTTGCGCTTAGCCGCAAGCTTGGCTTCGGCCTCAGCCTTTTGCCTGGCCAGTTCGGCGCGTTGCGCGTCGGCTTCGGCACGCTTCCTATCGGCCTCCTCCTTGGCCGCGCGTGCCGCCTTCGCTGCCTCCTTGCGACGCTCCTCAGCCTCGCGCTGACGCGCCTCAGCGGCCTCCCGTTCCTCCTGAAGCTTTTTCTGTTGGGCCTCGGCACGAGCGAGCGCCTTCAGGGCCTCCTGGTTTTCTTTCTCGATTTGTTGTTGTACCTCGCGGATGATGCGGGCGTAGTCGCCTGATGACTTGAGGTTTGCGAGCTGTTCTTGAACAGTGCGGTCGGTGACACCTGGGACGCCATCGAGAAAGCGCACAATGATGTCGCGGCCCAAGCCTCGATCGGAGGTAAGATTGCCTCGCAATTCTGCAAGATCGGAGGATCTGAACAATTGTTCAGATCCTCCCCCTGTAAGAACCGCCTTCGCTGTAAACCGAATCGCTGCCGCGACGCTACCAGCCAACGCTGTTCCAGTATTGCCGCGCTGAAGGGCATTCTCTCTCGCGTAGATGCGGATCATCGAAGCGTCGTCGAGATCACCTGCGAAGACATCGGCTTCTTGGATGCCTGCCTTCATCGCTGCCTTGATGCGATGATGTCCGGCTGCGATCTGGATACCGTTGTTATGTGTGCGACGACAAACGACGCCACCCCAGAAACCGTCTTCCTTGATAGACGCAGCCAACTCCTTGACGCGATCATCATCAATAGGATCAACGGTGAAATCGCGCATCGGGTTAGGCTGGAGGCTTTTAAGTTCTACTCTCATTGTTTTCTCCTTTGGTTACACATCCCACGGGATGTTGTGGTTATTCTTCCAACTTCGGGCGATATATCCGCACGGGGCGATGGCCATCCATGCATTCCATCTCCACTTCTACATCGTCGGGGAGGCCGTAGTGCATAGGGTCAGGAGTTGCCAGACTGTAGTAGCTGCCGCTACAACTCGACTCGTACCCCGCGCCATCGGCTGCTGCTAAATCATGCGCATACCGGTACTCGGGCGCGTTGTCGTCCATATCCCATTCCCCGTCTTCGTCTTCACCATGGAATCCATCTTCGCCGTCCAGTTCACCCGACCGCAGCCTGGCTAAAATTTCTTCGTCGCCATTAGCTATTAACTGCGCGGATAGCTCTCTTATTTGATCTCGTAACGACTGAACCTCTATTTCACTTAATGCCATTTCTTGACCTCCTTTATTTGGTAGCCACCCTCCACACCACGGCGCGGCGCCCGCTGTCGTTCCTGCGACGTGACCCGGTGTCCTCGATGCGGCCCATCTTGAACAATTCGGTTACGCGTGGCCGAATCGCCAAGACCGTCTTGCCTATCTTCCCGGCGATTTCGTCAGCCGTAAGCGGGCCATATCGCCGCAGGGCTTCCAGCGCCTTCGCCCTTAAAGTGCGAGCAGATGCGCGCATGGACTCAGCGGCTTCTTCGGATGTATCAATCGGCGCCGAGCCTGGGATGTTGGGATACAAGGTGAAATCCAAATAGCGTTGCATCTCTCCTCCTTCTCCTGCTTTATTCGTACCGGCCCGCCAAGCCCATCTCAGCGACCATCACGCGGGCCAATGTCTGATAGGCTGATAATTCCGCCTGGATTGCGCCGACGTTCAGCTTCGCCGCTTCGCGCAGCGCGTCGGCTGAGTGCGCGGCGTACATCTCATTGCCGCACACTTTGTCAACGTGCGCTTTCTTTTCGGGGATAGTCCCTTCGGCCTGTAAAAGCGCGACGGCTTGAGCCTTGCGGTATTTCTGGTCAGCGACGGCCCATTCAGTGGCCAGCGGCTCAAGCTGACTGCGCGCGACTCTGAGTTCTTCGACGGCGGCTAGGATGTTGTTTTCGAGTTGCTCTTTCGTCATAGTCAGTTATTCCTTGCCGCCTCAAGCTGTTTAATCTTTCGCACTATCTGGCGCTTCATCTTGTCCAGCGGCGCCACAAGCCGCGCTTTAATCGCCGCAGCGCGGGCTTTTCTGCGTTCGAGTTCGTCCAGCATTCGCGCTTCCTGCTCAGTCATAATCCGTTCAGTTTCCATAAGACCTCCGTTGTTAGCTGCGTGTTGTTGGTTGCCAGTCCCGCAGGCGGGTCATGGCCTCTTTGACTTCTTCGGGCATTGCTATTTCTTCTTCAGCCGGGGGCAGGGCAGTGCGGTTGCGCGCCTCCTGCATCATTCGGCGCTGACGGTCGAGCGACCTAAGCGCCATGTCGAATCCCCCTTCAAGCAGTCGGCGGGATTCCTCGGCTAGCTGCCCCTGCGCCACGTTGAATGTCAGTGAAAGCTCAATCGTCCTATCCGGCCCGACGAACAGCACCGGCTGTTGAAGCGTCGGCATTCGCTTGGCCCAGGTAGCTCCCTGTTCGCGCATTGACATTTCCGAGAGTCCAGCGCGGTAGAGTTCAACTTCGCGGTTGCTGTTCAGCGCGGCGGCGTATTGGCGCAGGAATGACTTCTGGTAGCTGGCCAGCATTTCGTCGGTGCAGCCGCTCACCTGTTTGCCGCGCTCATTCGTTCCACCAGCGGAGAGAAGACGGCAGGCTTCCAGCCAGCTACCGAATACGGCGTCCATAGCGGCGGCTGTGGCCCTGTCGCTGAACTTGACGGAGGCTGTCCCGCCATTCGCGGCGGCTTCGAGGAATGCGGCCCAGGCGTTCGCGGCCCTGTCTTCGGGGTTGCCTTCGATTAGCTCACGAAGTTCGGCTGGTTTCGGAAAGAACTTCCTGGTATCAATGGCCAGTTCTACAGCGGCCTCAACTTGCTCAATGGTGAACTCCCTCAGGGCGCGGAAGTATATTTCGCCCAACGCGTCACTAATCGGCTTGCCGTAAGTCTCACTTAGGAGCGACAGTTGTTTTGCAAATTCCACTGAGTCTCTGTCAGTCATATTTTCTCCTTCGCCATGTGGCGTTTCACGAACCCGTCAAGCGCGGCTATGGTCTGCTGCGCGGCGGGTGAGAATTGGGCGAGTACGCCGTTGCCGCCGCGCGTCTCCACCTTTGCGATGAAGCCTTCCAGCTTGCCGCCGTCCCGGCAGATAAGCTCTATGTCGTCGTACACCGTCCCGTTCTGGTTCTGGCCCATGTGGAACGGGGAAGAGGCGCAGCCGTCTATCGCGGTTTTAATCTGTTCAACTGTGTACTTTTCCTTCAGGCGGGCTTCGATGTTTCGCTTGCGTTTAGGTGTGAGCTTGGCTTGCTGGTGGTTTAATCTTGTCTGCCAGTAGCAGAAGACTTCAGCTACGGGACCGACAACAATGGGCGCGATAGCGCCGGACATGTCTTTGTTTCTCTCTGTAGTATCTCTTCTCTGTATTATGTACTTATCTGTATTATATAGCTCCTGCCCAGCCAGATCTGGTGGAATCACATCTGGCTGACACGGATCTGGCTCCACCAGATCTGGTACAGGCGGATCTGGTTCTATTTCCGTACTAGCCAGATCTGGCTGAGACGGAACTGGTTCGTCCTCTTCCTGGTTTTCAGGAAACGGCTTCTCGTAGATCTCTACTGCCCATCGAACAATCTTGCCTTTCTCGCGCACGTTGCTCCGCTTAGCGTATCGGTGCGGAATAAAGATCTCGGTAATGATCTTGTAGGCGTAGTCCCGACTGATGTCGGAGAACCGTCGGCAGATGTCATCAACGGACGGCTCCCAACTGTCTGGTTTCGACAGCAAGTAGGCGAGTACACCAAGTGCGCGGGCTGTAAGGTTGGTGTCCTGAGCCGTGGACCGCAGTAGCTGGAAAAACGGATTCTGCTGGTTGTGAGGTGCGCGGATAATCATTACTGCCTTTACAAGCGCTTTCTGTGGGGTTGTTGTTCACATAAATAGAAATGGAAGCTCTGAGGGACGATTGCCCGATGTCCCTCAGAGCTATACCCCGCGCCGACGAACGGTGAATGACGGGTGGCGCGGGCTGAGATTGCTAGTCTTTGCGCTCCGTCTTGCGGCGGTGCTCATCTTCGACAATCTTCTTCACGACTTTTGGAAGACTCGGATTGTCATCGTCAATTTGTTCGCGCAGCCATTTCGCGGTGGATGGCTTTAGCCCTCTAACAAAAACGGGCTTAACTTTTTTCGCGCCGACGTGGCGTTTTTTGGCGTTCTGTGCCATTCTTCCCCCCTCCTTCTGCCCTTGAATGCGATACGTTATTGCATCGCTAGCGCAGTGATATCATTGCATCAGCAATCTGTCAACACTTATCTCTGCCCGATGATAAGATTTCCTTTGCCCGATGGGATACGCTCCATGAAAAAGCACATGGCCGAAGAACTAACCGAAGATTTCAGTGACGAGTTAAATGAAGAGTCTAAAGGCGGTAGGGCACAAATCCTACTGAGGGTGAGTGTCGAAGAGAAGGCGCGCTTCACCGAGCTCGGCTCGACAGCCGGTTTCTTAAGCGTCAGTAAATTTATTATCGAGGCGATGAATCGCTACGGCGACATCATCGCGGAGACAGTCCTCGACGAAGACCGCAAGTCTGCGGAGGTTCGCAATCGTCACCGCGATGATTTACGCCGAAAGCTTCAGTCGCCTGAGTCGTCGTAGGCAACGGCTCTAATAATAGCCTTCGCCTCGGCGGATTCGATGTCGTTCAGTGATTCCGCAGGGAGAAGTGTCTTTAATTCTTTTGTGAAATTGAGGAGAACATGCCGCACGCGGGCGGGGGTGTGTCTATAGGCTAGTAGTAGTGAGACAACTTCGGCAAGCGCTAAAAGATGGACTTGTGTTGATTGCGGAGTCATAACGGGTAGCTCTGTGCCTGGCGTGTTTATTGGTTAATTATTTTTCTGGGGTGATATGTACATCATGGGGCATCACCTGGGGGCCTCCATCGTTAGTGTTCGTGGAGGCATATGGCGCAGCGGGTGAGGCGCGCCTATTTCCGAGCATACGCTTTGTAAAACCATTTAGCAATAATATTGTGCGGCGAAACACCACGCGAAAGCGCTTTTCTCGTCCTTCCTTTCCCAGCCAACCCACTTGAAATGTTTTTGAGGTTTTAGCATACGGGGGAATTTTATCCCCTATCTGTGCGCCGCCGCACATATAGAGAATTTTATTGTTTTTTGCATTTTTCTCTTGCATTGCGCTAGCGGTGTGCTATCATCCCGTCATTGCAGAGATGACGGAACGATGGCAGATTGATAAACACGGAGGCCCGATATGTTAAAACTCGAAATCAGCAAGCAGGCATTTACTTTTCGCGTCGTTCTCGTGACGCGCATAACGCACGACGACGCCGGATTTGCTTATAGAACGCCGGTCTACTGCGTCGTCAACCAGAAGAACGACGTATATGCGGTGTTCTGGGGCCACCAGGGCGGTGAGCTTTCAGCCCTTAACTACAGGGACAGGTTATCCCCGACGATGCAGCCGCCCGCGCTCGGTGGTCAAGTGGATAACGGCATCTATTTTCGCTAAGGAGAAGCTCGAAATGCTGAAATTAGAACCCGCGAAAATGCAGAAGGCGATTCAGAGAGCGAAAGCCGAACACCTGAAAGTCAAAGTCCTTAATGTGACGGAGCGCACATATAGCGTAACCGGCAGCAAGGGCGACGTTTACACGGTGCGCTTTATCGTCGCCAATGGCCACAAGCTAGGCGAATGCAACTGCAAGGGTGGACAAGCGGGCCTCTACTGCAAGCATCTGGCCGCTGGCGCGCAGGCAAACATTCTGTGTCAGTCGTTCCGCGAGCGCGGAGCGGAAGTCGAACCGACAATCGGGCAGATGGCTATGTACACGGCTAGAAACACGGGCTGGATGGTTTAACGGAGGACGACCATGCTACTTAAATACGAAACACGGCGAACTCAATCAAATACAACGCGCTCCCTTATTACGCTTGTCGGCACAGGATTGGCTTACCGGAGCGACAGCTTGGCCACGGCGCAAAGCTGGGACAGCAAGAAGCAGGCCGTTGAGTTTGCTAAAACTCTCGGCTTTTCCGCTCGCCACGTCTGCGCGGCTTGGCTCAATCGCCTCACTTGGGGATGGATTATTCGTGGCGAGCTTGATGACGTGTACTGTCAAGACGGTCAGATGCGACTCCCGTCGTGACGGAGGAACCAATGAACAAAACCGACGAGCTGAAAGCGCGAATCGCTGTGGTGGACAGGGAACTAGCCATAGCGCAGCGGGACATCGCGCGAAAGCTGGCAACCGTCGAACTGCTGCGCTCACACGAGGACGGCCTCCACGCTGAACGTATGCGCTTGCAAGGGCAGCTTGAGCGCGAAGGAGGCGACGGTGCGGAGCTTCAATGGCATTGCTACTGCGGCCATTCCTGCCACTTCAATGAACTGCGGGGCGGCAAGTGCCCGAAGTGCCACCGGATGCAGGATGGCGTGCTGGTGATTGCGGCGCCTATGCCGCGCGGCCATTGCGTGGTGATTGACGGGCCAGAGGGCGCGCAGTGGAGAGTTTAACGAGTTTGCCTGCGTCGTTGGGGGACGACGGGGCAAAAGGGGAGCGCGGCTAGTGTCAGGGATAACACGGGTTGCTGCGCTCCCCGCTTAACGAAAGGGGAAACAATGGGTAGCGAAATGATGAAGCCGACCGAAGTGATAGCCGAAGCTGTACAGCGGCGACTTGACCAAATGGACGCGCTGCGCCGGATTGCCACGCAGGCCACGCCGCCTAGCGAAATCCGCGTGCGCGTCGGACGCGGCGGGATGAAGCTAAAGTACACCGATGGCGCGTACGTTATCCGCACGTTGAATCAAGCGTTCGGTTGGGATTGGGATTTCGTGGCCGACAACGAAGAGTTGCTGCTGAACAACGGGAAGCCCTTCGAGGTGAAGGTGCGCGGGATTCTCACCGTCCGGCTGAACGGGCAGGCAGTCACCAAAACTCAATTCGGGTGCCAGCCGATAGAAATGCTGAAGAGCGGCGAGAGTCCGGTATCGCTTGGTGATGCCTACAAGGGCGCGGCGACTGACGCAATGAAGAAATGCGCTTCGCTTCTCGGTATCGCGCTGGACTTGTACGACTCAGACTACAAGGCCGAGAAGTACGCCGAGGCTGAACCTGAAGCCAAGCCGACGGGCAGCAAAGGCACGCGCGAAATTCTGCGGCTTATCAACGAGCTACAGTGGGGCAAGGACAAGGTTGCCACGTGGATGGAGGAGCATTTCAACTACGCGATTGAAACTGACGATATGGCCGGGGTGTTTGATACGTTCGGGGTGGCCGAACAGCGAAAGATATTCGTGGCGCTGAAGGCTGCGTTTCGGAACGGAGGGAAACGATGAGCGAATCGAAGCATACGAAAGGGCCATGGCATTGGGAGCATTCAGATGGGCTTCGGAAGAGGCTGACAACAGTCGGGAGCGATGTATTCACTGCGGCGCTGACCGATGATTACTTCCCCTATGTGGACATAGACGAACCGGACGCCAACCTGATAGCCGCCGCGCCTGACTTGCTGGAAGCGTTGGAATTTGCCTTGCAGCAGACAGGCTGCGACGGTGACCTGTGTACGGAGGACTGGCACGAAGAAGCGCGTAAGGCAATCGCAAAAGCAAAGGGAGAGGCTTAAGCGATGATGGCCGGTGAATCGAAACATCACCGGCCATCATCATCGAGAATAAGGCTAACCAATCAAGGAATAGGCTAGCAGGGCCATTATAGCACGGAGGGAATCATGCAGGAGACACTGACGGTAATGAATATGCCTGTAGTCGTCCAGTCGCCGCCGCGCTGGTGGACGGTGCGCGACGTGGCCGAGTATCGCGGCGTTGTACCCTGGACGGTTTACAACTGGGTGCGAATCGCCAAGCAGCTACGCAAGCAGGGGAAGGAAGGCGGCATCCCATTTTCACAGCCGCGTGGCACTGGCGCTCTGAGGTTCAGGCCAGAGGCGGTTAAACGATTCTTCGAGGATGAGGGGGAGGTTGAGGAATGAGCGAAAGGCGCAAAGATACTTTGATTGTAATGGTAGGACTACCACGTAGCGGCAAAAGCACATGGGCAAGGAAGGCGGGACATCCAATTGTCAGCCCCGACGCCATTCGCTTAGCGCTTCACGGCCAGCGTTTCATTGCTGAAGCAGAGCCGTTTGTGTGGGCAATAGCAAAAGCGATGGTGAAGGCGTTGTTCATCGCTGGCCATCATGCCGTCATCCTCGACGCTACCAACAACACTCGGAAAAGACGCTTGGAATGGATCTCTAAAGACTGGGAAACAGTTTTTAAGGTCATCCCAGAATCGGCAGAAGTCTGTCTTGAGCGAGCGCAAGCTGAAGACGACGCATACATCGTGGATGTGATTAAACGCATGTCCGCAGAGCATGAACCACTGGGCGACGACGAGCGCGCCCTGTAACAGATAAGGAGATTTATGGCACATTACTATTCAGATCCGAGTTTAGCGCCGGACATCAAGCAATTGTTCGAGCCGCGTTCCCCGCTCGGCGCAACCGGGCGCTATCCTGAAGGCAAGCTAGGCAAGCACGACGAGGGTGAAATTGCTTTCGCCGTCGCTGCTGACCCGAAAAACAAGAAGGTATTGATTGACTTTGGCAAGCCTGTTGCGTTTCTCGGAATGAATCCAGAGCAAGCTGTTGCGCTTGGCGAAATGTTGATTGCGAAGGCGGGAGAGCTTAAAGGTTAAACACGTCAACTGGCGTTCCGTACCCAGCAACTTCCCTGGCTACCATAATAACTATTATCGGACGCAGCGGATACGCTTATTTGTTTTACTTTTCAGCCGCTCTTCTGTATAATCCGACCTATGAAAAAGCAGCTAAACTATGACGAACTCATTGCCCTTCTCAGGCGCAGAATCAAGGAATGCGGGTCACAGAAGGACTTTGCGGCTATGGCTGGCATTTCGGCTCAATATGTCAGCGATGTGCTCCATCGCCGCCGCGAGCCTGGGCAGGCAATACTTGACGCGCTTGAACTGCAAAGGGTCGTGACTTATAGAGAAAAGGATTAACCCGATGTCACGGCTTATAGGCGAGAAGAAAGGAAAAGAATGCAAATTACACTAGAACAACGAGGCTATCTGACTCACATGCTCGGCGTGGAGTCCAATGTCAAAAAGTCCAACTGGGGCTATCGAAATTACTACTGCGCCGAGGTTGGCGGCAAGGATGAGCGCGACCTGATGGCGATGGCTGAATTGGGACTGGTCCGGCGCGGCCACACTATCAACGAGGGCGAGGATGTTTACTTCTTTGCCACGGAGATTGGCATGGACGCGATTGGTTTAACGGTCGCGCAAAAGGCGAACACCACCGCCTAGCCTCCCGCCTGCCGGGAGAGAAAGGAAAAGAGATGACAGTAAAAGAAGTAAAAGAAGCCATGGACAGATATCACGAGAGAGGACTCGACAATTTACCGGTCGGATATTTTATCCCCGGCAAAGATGGTTTCGGCGACGAGTTTATCGAAATCAAAACAATCATTCGCGTCGTGGACGATTGGGCAGGTGAAGTTATCAAGCTCGCGGGTGAAGAGGACGAACAGCGAGGCTGAGTCCAACTTGCCGCCTAACCACCCTTCCCGCCTGCGCGCGGGTGAAAGATTGACCGCGACCGAAGTCCTCAGCCATAATCCTCCTGCCCGAATCCTAACGAAAGATGCCCGATAATCCATGTCCGTCAAACTGCTTAATGGTGTGTGGCGCTACCGCTTCATGCACAAGGGCAAGAGCTATTTCAAGTCCCTGCCCGGCGTGAGGACTAAGACAGATGCGCGCGCAGCCGAGGATGCCCGCAAAACCAAAGTACGCGAAGGCCGCGACGACGAACCCGACACCTCCACGAACTTTCGCGCATTCGTAGAAGAAACCTTCCTCCCCTGGGCTGAAACAAACCTGTCTCCCGGCTCCTACCAGTCATACAAGTGGCGCTGTGATGTGTTAATAGAAGCGTTCGGCAAGATGGACATAGCCGACGTGTCCCAGATAGCCATTGAGAAGCTGAAGCGCGCAGAACTCAAGCGCGTCACCATCCGCAAGGCCACGCAGTCAGCCGCCAGCGTGAACCGCACGCTCCAAGTCCTGGCCTCCATATTCACTCGCGCCGTGGAACTGAAGCTGATTCAGCAAGACGACAGGCCGAAGATTGAAACCTTGCGTGAAGACAACCAGCGCATACGCTATCTCACCGTTGAAGAGGAAAAGCGCCTGAGAGACGCCGCTGCAGAATCCTGGCCCTATCTCGATGACATCATCTGCGTGGGCTGCGCTACCGGGCTTCGGCTGGATGAACTCTTCAGTCTGAAGAAGTCAGAAGTAGATTTGCTGCTAAACGTCGTCCTGGTGCTGGACGGTAAAGGCGGTAAGTCACGCGTTGTGCCTCTCGACCCGCAGGGCGAATGCCGGGCAATTCTGGCGCGTCTCGTCACCGTCTCCAAGTCCGAGTACATCTTCACTTCCCCGCACTCAGGTGGCAAGTTCACCAGGGTAACAAAGTCACTAGCCTCCGCCTGCAGGATAGCTGGACTCACAGGCGTCACTCTCCATACCCTGCGCCATACGTTCTGCACCAGACTGGCGGCGGCTGGCGTGGACGTGCGAACCATCATGGAGCTTGCCGGCCACGAGGACATCTCAACGACGCTGAAGTACACTCACGTCGTCAAAGCCTCCACGCATGACGCTATCCGGCGACTTACTGAACTTCAAACCAAGTTGCACAAATTTTGCACTCCTGAAGAAATGGCTGAGGACGCCGACGGTACTTATAGCCAATGACTGCAATGTTTAAGAAAGTGTAGAAAAGCGGAGAGTGAGGGATTCGAACCCCCATTATCCGCTTTATTGCTATTTGTGGCGAATTGTGGAAAGTGCTGGAATAACTAGCCTAATCGAGCTAGTTAGGCGATATGTCCAGTGTGCGGCTTGTGGATGTTTGTTGAGGTTTTTGGATTTCTATTTGCGCAGATTTTGCACACGTCATTTCTTCCCTCCGTTAGATTCGTTGCAGGGCTGTTTCCACTCTCTTGCGCCACTGCTCGAATATCTCAACCGACTCCCGACCGTTGCGCCCGTAGAGATGGCGTGACTCCCGCAGGAGACCGCGCAACCTCTCGTTCTCTTGTTCAAACGCCCTTATATTCTCCAAGTAGGAGTCCCGTTCGTTGGCTACGCGGTCTTCCACTTCTTCAACTGCGGCGCTGATGGCTTGCTCAACTCTCTTTTCAAGGTGTTCGCGGTCTACCGTTGTCCAGTCTCCCGCGCCAGTGTCCCATGTGGCTTCTACCGCTCTTTCTCTAGCTGTCATTTCGTCCCTCCGTTCTCTTCCTCTGGCAGTTCGTACCGCATCCCGTCGAAGATGGAGGCCCACAGCCTTCCGTGTTCGTCGGTCTCGGTAAACTCCGCAATCCGAGAATTGCGAGCCATGCCGCGCGTAATCCGCACAATCCGCATGGCTTGGCCGTCTACGTGGATGACGCGGTCTCCAGGTTGCAAGTCTTTACCTAATGTTGTTTTCATTTCTTCCCCCGTTTCTTGGTTGCTGTTTTGCGTGGCCTGCCGCCGAGGTGTCCATACTGCGCGCCGAGGTGTCCAGATTCGCGTCCAGCTTCGTTGCGCTTCTCTTCCCCTGCATCCAGGCGAGTGAACTCTTCGGCTAATCGCTCAAAGTGCCATAGAAGCGGCTCAGGCAGTCCCTGTATGTGGAACAGGTTCTCCCTGAGGTATTCGCAGGCCCGACGCGCGGCGGCTAGTGATTGTTGTCGCTCTTCAGGTGTCATATATTTAAGTGGGGCGTTGCCGCCCCGGTGAGTATCCTAACTATCGAACCGTGACCCAGGCGCGGTCGTCTTCCAATTCCTCGTCAGAAGGATTCGCGCCGTTGTGGCGGTCTTCGCCGTTCGCGCAGCCCATGTGCATTACTGAATATTCGCCATCTTTCGGGATTTCAAGTGAATTAGGATGAAGATTCTCGGTGTCAACTTTCGTGTCGCAGACTGAGCATTTATCCTTGGCCATATCTTCCTCCGTTGTTGTTTAGGTTTCAATTCCGACTGACAGGCGTAGTATAACCCGCTAGTGGGATATTGTCAATAGAAATATCATTAGAGCTGAGAATAATTCAACTGCTAAGTTTTGTGATATTATTGGCGCGCTATGAACTGGACATCTGAATATCCAAAACAGCCAGGCTACTACTGGATTAGAAACTACCGCATTGACTATCCCGCGTCCCAGTCGGCGCTCGTTCCTGGCCCTGAACTCGTCAACGTTGATGACTCATACCCTGAATCGCGCGAGTACGTCTACTGGGTAGGCGACGAGGTCGGCATTCATCGCGGATGGATAAGCACCGCTGAATGGTACGGCCCTATCACGCCACCAGAGCAGGAGAATGTTCATTAGTGAACGAAATATCTCTTTACTTCTTTAGTCCCATATATTAAACTCTGTCCCATTAGCAACATGTCACTCTGACATTCCCCTACCCGGCTACTTGCTGAAACAAAACAACCGGTAGTCTTAACCCTATACCTCAATAGATAGCCCAGTTAGCTCCGGTTACAGCAGAACCCCAGGGCAAGCTGAAAGCTGGCAAAATATCATCACGCACCTTCTCTCTGTTGTATAAATGCGACACTTGGTGTGTTTTTCCTGCACCACGCAGCTTAACCCCATCCACTACGACTGGACACCATTAGTATCACTGGCGCACCACGCCACCGTTACTAACGTGTAGCCATTAGGTGACACTGTGCCACGTACTAGACACTGCACAACGTTCCACGTACAACACGCGATACGCTGTGCCACTAACCAAGCCGAAGGGCCACCGATGAACCCAGGGGTGGGCCGGTAGGAGGGGGCATGCTTCATATTCTCGCACTGAAAAAATTCTAGGGGTTGGCTTAAGTGACTGAGTGCGCTTACTTTACGACTACCGGCTAGACTTTGTCAACTTAGAAAGCGCCTTTAATGCGTTCTCAAGCGCGGCTCTATCGGGCTTGGACCATATCCACTTGCCTTTGTGGAGTTCGTTAAACAGGGGTGCGCAGCCTACCTGAGCGTCGGCCTTGAGCAGTCGAATCTGGACATAGGTTGTGACGTAGGTAACTTCCCGGCCATTATTAGTGGTGGAGGTTTCGGAATAGGAGCCGGTTTTATTTCCGGAGGTGACGGTGCCCTCGGTGGTAGTGGTGGTTGGGATAAAGCCTGCCTGGTGCGTCTCTGAGTCGGCCCAGACAATGCGGTAGTCGTAGGGCTGAGAAGCGGAGACAAAGCAGAAGTTTTTGAACTTCTTTTGGCCGTCTTCGAGCCACCACTTGGTCTGGTCGGGTGTCATTCGCTCGCGGGTTTGTTCCGGGTTATCCCAGTTCTGTTGCTGAAGCAGGATACGGACAGTACAAGCCGGGGCTTCTTTCTGTTGGGCAATGGCGGTGGCTGATAAGGCCAGAAGCAACGCGGCGAAGAGAATAGTCTGTTTCATGGATACCTCCGTTGGTTATAGGGCAATTCGCGCGCATTGTGGAACTGCCCGGTTGAGAAGTCAAGAAGCGCAACTTCTCAACCGGGGTTGAACCCGGTTATTTATTAGCCGGGTTTTTCTTGGAAGATTCGGCGGCGTCCATAATCGTATTGGCGTCCAGTTCGATTTCAGGGAGCGCGAACTCGCGGCTGGTGATTGCTTTGGCGCGATTGTTCAGACTGTCCAGCGCGATAGCTTTAACATTGTCCGGCGCTGCTTTAAACCTGGGGCTATCGAGCAGGCGCAGGCCGTACAGGGTGTAATTCTGGCCGAACTGCCGGACGCGCGCGTTAAATGCGTCATCCTTCTCGCCGTCTTTCTGCCGCAAGTCTGAAACGCGCTTGTTGAGCCGCTGAAGTTCGGTAAAGAGGGGCTGCGACTTCTCAATGGCAGCGTTCACAGGCTTGGAGTCGTACTGCTGGACGCCAAAGCCCACCATTCCAGGGGACGCCTTAACCACGCCTCCCCACCCTTCCTTCTGATATGCCTCTGCGAAGTCCTGCCACTGGATGGGAGCGACTAACTTGATAGCCGCTTCGCCTGCTTTGAAGTCTTTACCTGTGACGGTTCTGCCTTTTATGAAGTCCACGAACGCGCCGGGGGCCGGGGCCAGCTTGGAGCGCAGGAAGTTGCCGGATATTTCAAGCGCATTCGGCCCCTGCGTCTTCTCGCCGCGAATCTTGTTCTTGATGTCGCCGCCGGTTCGGTAAATGAGCCGCATTACCTGCTGAAGTCCTGCCAGCGTGTCGTATCGCCAATTGCCAGCGCGAATTTTGAGAAAGTCAGGGCTGTTGGGGTTGAGTCCTACGTCGGCGCCAGCCGCTTTGGCTAGCGTCATGGTCCCCGCAACCATTCCCGCGTATTGGACGAGTTCTCCCATCTGCTGCTTGAGAACCGCGCGGCCTGCCGGTGTCGCCGCATTCTTGGCGTAGTAAGCCGGATTGAGAACGTTGAGCCGGGATGCGACGTAGCGCGGGGAGAAAATGACGGTAGAGAGCGCGGGCATGGCTCTATCTATCGTCTGTCCCAGGCTACCGCGCCCTGTGGCGTAGTTTATCCACGTCGCAGCGGCTTTATAGGCGTTCTGTGCCTGCTCTGGGGCTAGTCCCTGAGAGTCAATTACCCGCTTGTATTTGCTGAAAGTGTCCATTCTCAGGGAGTCGAGATAGGTTTTGTAGGCCTGTTCCGACTGTTTCACCAATGGGATGCGCCCGGCGTACTTGGACATGAACGCTTCTTCGGCCTTGCCAAGCCCCTGTCCGGCTTTCGTGGCGAGATATAGCCCGGCTTCGTCGGCTATGGGCGCGTCCACGTGTGCGGCTATGGCCTCAACTATCTGGTTGTACTTCTTTGTGCTGAACGCCTGGAACATTCGAACGCCTGCGCGGCCCGCTCTTACCCACTGTGTGGGTGGAATTGTGAGTAGCGAACCCTGCCTGAACGGGGCGGAGATGTCCAAACTGCTCAACAGCGTTCTGGGTAAGTGGTAAATGGCGGCTAGCTCGCTCAGCGTGCGCTGCGCCACTGATTTGGGAACCGATTCCGCCGCCTGCGATATTGCCGCATTTAAGTCCATCGGTGCGCTAGCCGACGGCCCGGTGACTGACGCCCCAGGCCCGCCGACGTTCATTGCCTGGGCTTCGCCTACCGATGGCCCCACGCTCTCAGTGTAGGGCGCATCCGGCGCTCGTTTGACGCCAAACGATTGCGGCGCGAACTCTGCTTCAGTTAGAAGTGGCGGGAAGTCGGCGTTCATTGCCGCCGTCGAGCTTGGCCCGCGCACTGATGCGCCGATTTGTGACGGCTCAACCGTAATCCGCTGCCCGTCTTGCAGTTTGACGCGAACGCGCCCGAACGCCATGCCTTCAACGGTTGCGGGAACTTGTTGGCCCCCTACGTCAACCGTTACAGACTTGCCCTTGTAGTTCGTCGCCTCCTGCCTGGCTATCGCCGCTCTCTCCTTGTCGGTAAGAGCGCCAACGATTTCGCGTTTCGTCGCGGCGACTCTCATGGCGTCCCCTTTGCGCATCTTGGCCGCTTCCTGCTTTCCGTGGCCGAACCTCTCAAAGTCTCTTGCTCTCTGCGCGGAGCGAGCTAGCGGCTCGTCTACCTCAGCAATCCATCGCGCCTCCTGTTCCGGCGTCAGCGTGTACTGCTTATCGCCAACAGTGACGACTCGGCCCGCTGCTGGCGCTGGCGCCTGTGTTGCGACTTGCGGCTCAATCTCCCCGGGTAAATTGCCGCGCTGCTGGATGGGATTTGGGTTGTCGGGCATCACCATCTGCGGCGCGCCCTTCTGCCTGGGGTAGCGCGACTGCACCATGCTCTCGTTCGGGCCTAAGTCCACCCCAGGCCTGCGACTGCGCGCAATTGACTCTATGGCCTGCTCAAGCGCCTTGCCCTTCTCTTCGGGGCTAAGGCTTGAGCGGCTGATTCTATCCACCGCCTCTTCATATTGCTTAATGGTTTGCTGGACGCTAGGCGCGCTTTTAGCGGTTGGCCCAGGGGTTGATATAGGGGTAGGCGGTTCGACGGCGGCAGGGCCTGTTTCCGCGCGAACGGCGGCGCGTTCTGTAGTCGGAACTGCCCCTTCTAGCGACTGCTGCACCTCCGCTCTGGCGGCCGGCAGGGCTTCGGCTTCAATTATCTGCGCGGCTCCCTTGCCGAACGTGCGACGGACGGCGTTGACGCCCGCTTTGAACGCCCGTCCTGCGCCTTTCGCCGCTGCCCCGGCAAATGGGGCTGTGACGATGTTTGCCACCGCTGTTTCGGGGGCTGTCGGGAAAGCGACTTCACCAAGTATCGAGCCAGCGACGCCCGCTATACGCCCGGCGCGTGTTCTTGGCTTGGCTTCTTCAATCGCCATGCCCTGTTTCATTGACTGGATAGGTTCGGGTAGCCGTTCGTCGGCTCTGCGGTTCAGTTCGGCCACGCGCTCGGCCTGCCCCTGCTTCGTCGGCTCGTATGCAGCGCCCGCAGGGTCGAACGCGGAGACGAACTCAAGCCCGGCCCTGCCAGCGCGCTCCAATGTCTCACCCGGCGCGTTGTAAAGGTCTGCGGCGGTTTCGACAACGTTACGCAGCAGCGGCCCGGCTACGCCTGTCTGAAAACTGCTGAACACGCCCTCCGGTTGCCGCGTCGGCGCGTCGGTGAAGTCATCATAAGCGCCGGGATATTTGAGTTTAACTCTGCGCCCCAGGTCATCATCGGCCAAGTCGTCATACTTGCCCGGATATTTGGCTTTGACTTTGCGCCCTAGTTCTTTAATGTCCGGCATTATCTTATCCCCAACGGGTCCGCCGCTTGAGCTTGTGGCGCTGCCTGCTGCTGGCCCTGTTCTCCGGTGGACAGCACGCCGTTGATTTTGACGTATGGCCATTGGCCAGCGCCGTATCCAGCCTCTACGCCGGGCCTGCCCGCAAGCCGTTTAACAAGCTGGCTGAGCCGCAGCCTTAAGTCCTTTTGCCCTTTCGCGTCCCCGCGCGCGGTAGCGGTTACGAGGTTTTGCCTTGCATTGTTGAACTCTTCCACAAGTTTGGCCGTCTGCGCGCTAATGCCGCCCCCGGTTCCGCCGCCGCTCGCCGCCCTGCGCAATCGCACTTCTGTCAGTCTCGCTTGCGCGCTCTCGAATTGCGCGGCTTCAGGGCTGATTTTGTCGGTTAGTCCGCTGTAGTAGCGCCCCAACTGATGTGCGATTTCCGGCTTGGCTCCCACTTTTCCAAAGTCGCGCGCAATCAATCGCGCGTCCCGCTCCTGCTGCGCCTTATCCCGCGTAGCCTGCCGCTCGTCGGCTATGCGTTCCTGTTCGCGTATCTTGAGCAATTCGAACGCCTGTCTGCTGCGGGTGTCGGCCTCGTCCTTGCGTATGCCCTGCTTCTTCAGCCACAGATTGTAATCGCGCTCATACTGCGCCTCGGCCAACTTGTTCGCCTGCGCCGCTTCACGTTCCGCGCGCCTGTCGGCTAGCTCAACGCCCTGTGTGCGCCGCCCCTGGTAGCGTTCCAGTTGCCGCTGGTATTCGCGTTGCGGTTCGCGCAGCTGGTCTAAGAACTCCCCGCCGCGCCCTTGGACACCAGCGCCGAATCCCATCAGCGCGTTAGCTATCCTCTGCCCGCGTGAAAGTGGAGCGGGAGCGGTAGGCGCAGCCCCGGCGTACTGATTGACGAAGTTCATATCCGGCGCCGCAGGTTCAGCGATGCGCGGCGGGAGCGGTTCGGGATTCTGCGCCGCGAAAGCCGCCGAGGTGTCCTCCGATAGTGGCCCCAGATTCGGAACCGGCGCGTATGGGATTGGCGCTGACGGCGCAGGCTTTGGCAGTCCCGGCAGGTCGCCCCGGTTGAGAGCCAGCAATAATTCCAGAATCGAGGCCATATCATCTCCTAAATGCGCTATATGCCGTCCCGGCGCCTTGTGCAAGCGCGCCCGCCGCGCTCAACGTCTTCAAGAACTTATTAAATGGCGAGTTGGCTTGGTCTAGCGCCTCTTGCTGCTGCTGCGTTTTGAGTTGGTCCAGATAGTTTGACAGGTCGAACTGCCGTGACGACTCATTGAGCTTCAGTTTGTCCAAGTCCAGCCCTGCGCTTGCGATGTCGCGCTGGTTGGCCTGTCCCGTCAGGTTCGAGTAGAGACTAGCCGCCCCTTCGCCCTGTCGCTGAATCAAATCCGTCAAGTATTGTTGCAGCCCTATCGAACGCTGCGCCGCGCCCGCCTGTTGCTGCTGGTTGAGCCGCCCTAACACTTCGAGGAAGCGGGCCGACTGGTCATCAGCGATTGAAGACTGATTAATATTGCGTCCGTACAACTGCGCCACCAGTTGCCCTTTCGCGTCCGTCGCCTGCTTTTGAATGTCTCCGCGTTCAGCCGCGCTGATGGCGTCCAGTTGCGCTTGTAACTCAGGAGGCAGTTGCGCGAATTGCGCTGGCTGTGTATAGCCTTGCTCAACTCTCTGGCGCAGCGCCTCAAGCGTGGACTGCTGCCCCTGCGAAGCGGCGTTCGGCACGATGGCGGGGCGGTTCGTTGTCTCTGTGAACTGCCCGTCAGGTTTGCGGATGATGTTATGTTCGTAGCCTTCAGGGTCTTTATACGTCAGCTTCCCCGGCGTCTGGCTGACTATCTGACTCCCAGGCGGTATACGGTCAGTAAGCGCGCCGTGCAACTGGTCAAGCAGCTGTTGCGCTTCCGGCAACTGAAAGAACTGTGTAGGACTCAGCCGATAGCCCGGCCTGTCAAGCCTATCGTAAAGCGCCTCAAGCTGTCGCTCGGTTGGCGAAAGATGCTCAGTGTCTCTGCCGGTGAAAAGGTATGAACGGCCCATATTGCCTCCTTACTGTTGAGTCAGTTCAATGATGCTCATATTCTGAACCACGTCGGCAGCGGCAGCGCCAGCGGCGACGACTGAACGGACACGCATAACAACTGCATTTGAGTTTAAGTTGGCCACGCCAGCTAAGTCCGTGCTTCGAGAAAACATATTGCTGCCCGTCCCGAAGCTCCCCGCTACCGCTGCCGCGCTTATACCCATCGCGTTCTCAAGTAGAAAATGTGAGACTCGGACACTTGTCGAGGACAGCCGCGCTATTCTGACAGCCATCACCCATCCTATGTTTAGCTGTATATCAGTCACCCCTGCGCCTTCGTATGTTTGCCCGTCAAACTGCGCGTTTACAGCCTTGGTTCTAGCATTGGCGGCGAAGTTGCCGCCGTACCAGACGGTTAGATAATCGCCGTTCGTTTCCAAGCTGTTCGCGGGCAGGGTGAACGTGTGAAGCACGTCCGGCCCAACCCCGGCGCTATTCGTTACCGCAAAGTTGCGATGAATGTTGCGCGGCATTGCGCGCGTCCACGCGATAAGGTTGTCAACCTCGGCAACCACATCACGAGTCAGCGCCCCGCCGTCGTCGGTAAGCCTGCGAACGATGGTTGAGGCCATCGGATTTGTTACGCGCGCAAGACTCATTGTTTCGTCAGCATTCTTATTTCCACTTCAACGCTTGTCATTCGCTGTTGTAAGTCTCTGGCGGTTTCATTGAATCCGCCAATCTGCGCCTTCAGGGATGTGATTTCCTGGTCGTGATACTTGTTCACGATGTCCATTTTGTCGTTCATGCCCTGAAGTTGTGTTTCCACCTTTTGAAGAGACGCCCCTAGACGCCACACGGCGCTTACCATCAACACAAGGTTGCTAACAATGATTGCTATTATTTGTCCAAGATTCATCGTATACGTCATATCTTGGGGGGATTGGTTTCCTCCATGCTTCATGTCATCACAATGACGCCGCTTTCTTGAGGGGCGGGGCATATCACTTCCTACAGCATCACCATGGTTTGCGAGTTTAGCGTAGTCACTTCCAGCTGAACGCTTGTGACGGTAGCCGTCACCGATGCGGACGCGATGCCCGCGCCTGACTGCGTAGCGTTCGCGTGCATCCTGTTCCGAATCGCTATCTGATTTATCGTCGGCAATGGCGTAACGTTGAACGACACAGAACCGCTCTCAATCAAACTTGCGGAGTCAATCCCGCTAACGCTGACGCTGCGTGTCAATAACGTCGTCGGAAAAGTCGCGCCGCCGTCTACGGACAATAGCGAGATAAAACTGGCGTCCGCCGCAGCGCTCCCGCCTGACGAATTGTCGGCATCGGCCCCGCCTGATGTGATGTTCCAATTGAACTTCACCACTACTTTCGTTATTTGCCCTAGCGCAGCCGGAAACGCGCTCCACCGAATGCTCTTGTTCTGCGCCGCGCCAACCCCTGTGTCTATCACCGTCGAAGACGCATAGCTTGTATTCGTCGGCGTCGTAAGCGCGTTGTCGGAGCCTAGCGCCGGGTCTGGCGTCTGATTAGTTGTCGCTTGTAGCGTGAGAATGGCCATTAAAACACCGTCCTGAATCCTTCTAAAGTGACCATTACATTTCTTTCCGTGATGGTTCCGCTTCTTGCTGTAAGAAAACAACTAAAGATTTGATTCTCTGCGGCGGTAAAGTCCCCGATATTATTCGGGTAAACCGTGGCCACGGTGTTAAACGTGTCGTTCAATCCCATATCAGCGATAGTCCCGACGCCGAATTGGTCAACCCTGAATACGAGACTCCCGCCCGCTGTATGCGAGCCTTCGCGGAACATAACCTTCACCTGGGTAATGGTGTACGTACCGCCTGCCGGAACTATAAAACTGCCAAACTCTCTGCTGTTAAGATTCGCGGTAGCAGGGTCAACGATTGACCATCCAACAGAAAACGAAACAACCCTATCATCAACATACTGCTTCCTCGCTAATTGATTGGCAGTGGTGGGGCTTGCCGCAGGGCCGACTGGTATGGAGCCGAATGTGTAGACGCCAGCCGCGCCGGTGAGGCCATTCGCGGTCAGGGAGCCGTCATTTGTGATGGTCGCCTTGCTTGAGCCGTTCTGCTTCCAGCGCGCCAAAAGTCCCGCGCCAACCTGGTCCTGGTCAACGGGCGGGTCTGTCCCGTCCGAAGTCTTGACGAGCAACTTACTGCCCGTAGTGCCACCGTTGAGAACGCCAGCCGCGCCGGTAAGCTGGTTAAACTCGTTGTCGAGCAAAACCAGACTGGATACTGGCTTGATGGCGTCGAAACTGGCCGTCGTTCTAGTTGGTAAAGATGCCATAAATCACACGTCCGTGACTCTCTTGTTGTTGAGCGGTATGTAATCAAGAGAGAAGTCCTGAATCGTGAAACCCTCGCCCGCCTGAGAGTTGCTAAAGTTAAAAGTAATGTCCTGCGATTCGCGCCCGTACTGATTGCTTTTGAGTGGGCGCACAATGTCGTTCTGTCCGCTAAACGTCGTTCCCCAGAGTCCCGCGCCCCACAGTCCACCGGCCCACAGCGCGCCTGTAGCCGTCCCTGTCAACCCGAACGAGTAAGAGTCAGTCCGTAGGATGTTCTGGTCGAAGTAATACTGAACGGTAATGCCCACGCTTGCGCTCAACAGGTTCAAGCCGACGCCCCATTCGTGCCAGTACTTGCGAAGCAGTTGCGCGCCGCCGTTGAACGACTTCGGCACAAATGCCTTGGTGTACGCGCTGCCCTGGTCGCTGAACGCCGCCGTGGTGAGCCGTGGCACATAGGTGAATAGCTGATAATTACTGCCGCCTGAATTGAGCGCGCCGATGACGTAGGTTTTACCGCTTGCGCCGGGAAATGAGGTGTAAGCCGTGCCCGCGACCATTCCGTTGAACCGCGTCCATCGGACGATACCCTCGTCAACCTTCAGGTAGTCGAGGACGTAGACAACTTTGTTGCCGTTCGGCGCAACGCTTGACGGGATGCTGAGCCAATATTGCGCCCCGGTGTCCACCAGGATTGACGGGATTTCCTCAGTAGTCTTGAGAAAGTTGGTAATCTCTTTGATGTTGCGGCTGTAAAACGCGGTGCGAAAGTCTTCGGCGGTTTGAACCAGCGCCAGACTTGCTATGCCCTGTTCAGAGAGAAATATGACATCGTTCGGGACTTGCTGAATGCTGTACGCGGCGACACAACCCACGTCTTTAGTCACGACTTCACGGCGTATGTTGTTGGCGTCGGTATTCGGGTCTGCGAAAGCCACCAGCCGGTGAATCGAGCGCCGCTTGAAGATATAGAGCGCGTCCCGCGTCGAGAACAGCCCCATAATCTTGTCGCCGTCGTTCGTGTCTATATCAATCGTCACAGCGCCAGCCGCGCCCGTTGTCGTCCAGTCTTCGGGATTGCCGAGCGCCGAACCTTGCACGCGGCTCAGGTTGGAAGCGTGGGCCACCCATACCCGGCTATTCCAAACGGCAATGTATTTCGCGCGCGGGGGGCTTCCGCCCAGAGCCGCCGCCGTGCTCGTGCCGTCCACTTTCACTGGGTTGGTTCCTGACGTTGCGCCGTTGACGCCGATGGCTAAGCCCCCGAACGTTACCCACTGCCAGTAAACATTATTCGGCAGAGTCAGCGCGCCGGATAGGGTTGTCAATCCAGTGCCATTGGTTTCGATGATGCGTAGGGTTGTGCCTTCGGTGAGTAGGATGCCTATCTCACCGGTATCTATTGAGAAGTAGTGAAGGGATGTGATGCGATTGCTGAACGTGTCGGCTGATAGCTGAGTGACGCCGCGACGGGTTGAGAGATTGCCGTTATCGTCAAACTCGAAGTTTAGTAAGTCCTGCGCCTCACTGTCGTCTATCTCCGTCGGAGGGACGGACGTGTTGATTCCTTTGCGCCAATCCCTGACGCGCAGAGGTTGCATTCCGATGTTGTCTAAGTTGGACGATGCCGCCATAGTTCATAGAAACTAAAGGAATGGGTTCTTAAAATGCGACGGGTCGAAGATTGCTTGCGCTCTGCCGCCGCCGCCCGGTAAATCATTCCATCTCTGCTGACTGGTCGCCGCTACCTTGCGCTTCTCCTGCTTCACCAGCCTGTCAAGTAGCCCGCTGTAGATGTTGCGCTGCTCTTTGGCGCGGTCAAGCATCCCATCAATCTCATAAAGTCCGGCCTTCACGTAGCAGCGAATCAGCGGTAGATACTGGTCCTGAATCGGTATCACCGCCGATGTGGCTATCTCAGACGGGTGATAGAAGAATGTGCGCTCAATCGTCAGAATCGAATTAGGAACAGGCGCAAGCCGGAATTGATAAAGAGTATTAGCGCCGGAAACCAAAACGCCGTCCTCAATCCAGACGCGCGCCCTGCCTGCGTCTTCGAGCTTCGCCATGTAACGCGCCGCCTCCTGCGTTCCCCACAGCCAGATAGGCTCCCCGGTGTCGGTGTAACGCAGTTGTTCAATCTCTCGCCCGCCGACGGGAAGCTGATATACAGCAGTCCCGGCGACGGTTGAGAACGTGGAACGGGTGCGGAACATGTTGTAATTCGTGGCCACCGCAATCTCATCCAAAGCGTCGTTGATGCGCTTTTCAACCCTCTGGACAAAGCCCGCGTCGTCGGTAGCTTTCTCCATCTGTTGCAAGATTGCGACTGCTTCTGAATTAGGCGTTGCCATTACAGTCTCGGATTCTCGATGAACGTTTCAGGCAACAGCCGCTCGTCGCGCGCCACTTTCACTTGTTCAGGTGAGCGCACATGGGATGGCCCTGTGGTCGAATGTTTCACCGCTAGATGTCGCGCCAGCGTATTCTCTGCATGCCACCGCGCCGTTTTACCGTTCCACGGTAGAATCAAGTCTTCAGGGATTGAGTCATAGCCATTCACCCATCCGGTAGCTTCAGCGCCGTCGAAACTACATCTAGGGTCGGCTTGGCACATTGACGGGGTGAGAGTCACCCATCCAATCGGCGTAACGGTAGCAAGTCGTCCCTCCTGCGGGTCTACGACTTTCGAGCGGTGAATCTGGCCCCGGTCAATGTGGCTCACGGTAACTTCACGCGCGGCTTTGGCCTCCTGCCCTTGCAGATAGTCGGCCATCAGCTTCTTCATCCGCTGCTGTTCTTCTTCAAGCGACAGTTCGGTAACTTTCGCCTCTGCGTCGGCCCGCTCTTTTAGTGTCGTATAGCTTGTCTTTGCCATATCAACTCCTTAGTACATTCTGGATTTCTTCTTACCGCTGAGCGCGGCGCGCGAAGAAGCTATCGGGTGATTGCTGGCGATTCCGCTTTTAACGGCTGGTTTCTGCACCGACTGGCCCCTGGATACTCCCCGCGACATGAGCTTGAATCCAGTTTTGAGATTATTGCCGCCTAGATTCGGCTTCTTGATGTTATGGACTGGCATAAATTCTCCTTGTGGATAGGGGCCGAATGAACGGCCCCCGCCCTGTTAGTTCTGTATCAGCACGGTAGCGAACCCGCCCGACGTGGTACTGAGAGCGATTACCTGCCGCCCGCCAACCACCGCCTCAGCCTCAGCCGGTGCGAAGGTGGCGTTGAAGCCTGTATCGTCCAAAGTGCCCGCCGTACCGGTTGTCCACAGAAGCGCGCCCGCGACAATCGTCGCCGCCGTCGCCGCCGTCGCCACGCCTGAATAGGCAATCCAGCCAAACTGCCCGCTGGCAATGGTGGTTGGAAGACTAATACCTTCCACCTTTTGGTTGGCGGCGCTGGAAGCAATGACTGTCGCGTGACGCTCGGCAAGAGTCGCCGTTACGTCCAGACGGACAGCCTGCCCTACCGTCACAGTACCGCCAAACTTGCAGTATTTGATTCGGTTGGGCGTGCCCGTCGTTCCCCCGCGTGGGTCTTCAGCAATCATACCCAGAGGAAACTGCGCCACGGTATCTACTTGTGTTGGGGTTATTCCTAATCTGATGTCTGCCATGTTTCCTCCTTATGCACCGGCAAAGTTAATGCGCCCCTGACGGCGACGGTTGGAAAGAACCAGATTTCCGTACATTAAGCACTTGATACTGGCCGAGTCCTGATTGTCCGGTTGAATCGGGTCGGTGAAAGTGAACTCGTAGCCCTCGCCAAAAACCATCTTGGCGTAGTCGAGGTTGAGCGCCACGCAGCCGAAACCAGCGGTATTCGACACCGAACCAGCGGCAACCGACGTGTTGGGCTGCATATCTTCGTCCCAAACGTGAGGGACGCCCATATACACCACGTTCTTGAATCCGGCCTGTCCGAGCGCCGCATCCGTGCTGTCCGGCCCGCGCACAATCTGCTGCTTCTGTTCGAGGCCATCCAGTAGAACCAGATAAGCCGGGCGAACCATCACCACAAGGTGCGGACTGTCAGAACCCGCCATACACGCGACAATCATGCCGCGCAGTCCGGCGAAGAGGTTGTTGACACCGGCAGGAGAAGCGGCGTTGATGTTCGCCCCGCCCGTCGCCGTGCCAGTCAAGCCAAACCCGGTAGTTGTGAAGAATTGATTGCGCCACGTGGGGTTGAGCGCGCTATCCAGCGTCCCGTATGTCCCTGTCTGCGGGTCGAATGGGAGCGCCGACTGATAGCCAATCAGAGCCTTTCCGCCGTCGGCTGAACCGTCGGAGGGGAGCGCCTGATTGACTTTGCGCTTCATGGTGATGGCCAAGCGCTGGCCCATCGCGTCCCACAGGTCAATAATCTGGCCGGGGCCGCTGTTCTGGAATTTCTCAAAGCCTGAAATCTGCTCAACGCCCGCAAGCTGCTTGAAAGCGTATTCCGCGCCTGTCGCAACTTCGGTACGGGTCATATCGAGCGGGTCATAGCCGGAATACCACTTGGCGCTAGCGGCATCGTCCAGCATGATTGGCTCAAAGATTGTCTTGCCCTGCCGCGTAACTATCCCGCCAAGTTGCCCAAGCATCCATAAAACTACCTGGTTACTTGTAATGTTGTCAGTGAGAACGCGGCTGAAGTCCGTGAGAGATGTCGCGTCCACTTGCGCCCAAGTGGTGCGAAGCATCGTTCCTGGTACTGCCATATATAGTGTCTCCTAGACTAGATGGGACGCGCCCTGCCAGTCTGTTGGTTATGGAGCATAATCCGGCCTAGCGCGCCAACGTTCATAAGGCTGGCGGGTAACGCCGGTTCTGCTGCGCCACTGACACCATTACGCGGAGGCAGGCTATGGGCCTGCGCTGCTTTCTGCGCCGCTTCTTGCGCTGTCATGGTTCGTTGGGCTGGTTTGGCGCTTGGTGAGGGCGCCGCTTGATGAGGTGAGGTGATTTGGGATGATGCCACCCATTCGTAGGCATCAGGAATGGTAAACCGTCCGTTGGACTTCGCTACCATTTGCAGCGCCTTATCCATAAACGGCTTGAAATTCGGGTCATTACCGTAGTCGGCTAGGACGCTGTTGTACTGCCGGGTATATTCCGCCGACTGCATCGCGTCCTGATGTGGCGCTAGTGCGGCTTGTACCGACTGCTGCACCATCGCCTGCATGTATGCGTTGTTTTGCCTTTGGTATTCGGCTACATCTCGCGCTTCGTAGAAGTCAAATTGCGTGGGGTCTGGCGGCTGCGGCCCCTGCGGCTGCTGTGGCTGAAGCTGGCCCTGCGCCATCATCTGCATCGTCTGTTTCAGTTCGGATATTTCGCGGTGTAGCGCGTCGTAGGGTTGCCCCGCTCCCGCATCCTGACTGGCTGCGCCGTTTCCGCGCGGGACGGTAGATTCTACAACCTGCTCCTCTGCCGCTGGCTCTTCTGCCGCCGC